GGCTTGTGCTGAGAGGTATGACCTTGACACAAAGAAACAGGACAGCCTCAAGGAGTGGCTCAAGGCAGGTAAGTCTGTCCGTGACATGGATCACACTGTGTTATCTGATTACCTGTCTGCTGACTTACATGCTACGCAGCAATTGTACAATCGTTTGCGGAAACAGTACGAGGAGTGTAGCTCATTGGAAGGAACAATTAAGTTGACCAATCAACTGGCGGTACACCTTGCACGTATATATCAACGTGGGTTTGCCGTTGACTTGGACGCTTTGGAAGAGGTGCGTAAAGAGTTTGAACAGGAGCGTGTCACACTGACACGTGAACTAGAAGAACAGGTGTGTAAGCTAATGGGTGACACACCTATCAACCTCAACAGCCCAGAGCAATTGTCTTGGGTTATCTACAGTAAGAAACCAAAAGACAAAAAGGTATGGGCAGATTTGTTTGAGCCATACATGCTCGATGCAGACTACCGTTCAACGGTACACAACAACTCAACTAAGTTGTATAAACAAAAGGCAAAGCAATGTCAGTCCTGTAATGGTACTGGCTATACATACAAAACTAGAAAGGATGGTACACGCTATGCTAAACCAAACAGATGTGCGACATGTGATACTAGTGGGTATACATTCACCAATATCACTAGCTCAATTGCAGGTCTGAAGTTCAATGCCCCAACTGCAAAATGGATTTCAGCTAACGGTTTCGCCACAAGCAAGGACAGACTTGTATACCTTGAAGGTGTGGCTAGACAACGTGATATGCAAGACGCAGTGCAATTCCTACAGCGAGTGCGTAGGTTGTCTGCTGTTGACACATATCTCTCAAGCTTTGTGGAAGGTATCCACAATTATGTAAAACAAGATGGTAAGCTGCACGTCAGCTTGCTACAACACAGGACAGCTACTGGCAGATTGTCAGGTGCTAATCCTAACATGCAGAACATGCCTCGTGGGGGTACGTTTCCAGTCAAGCGAGTGTTCAAGTCACGATGGGATGGCGGCAAGATAATGGAAGCTGACTTTGCTCAGTTAGAATTTAGAGTTGCTGCGTTTTTATCTCAGGATAGAACAGCTATTGATGAGGTAACTACTGGCTTTGACGTACACAGTTATACCGCAAAGGTTATATCTGATGCAGGTCAAAACATTTCCAGACAGGACGCAAAGTCACATACCTTTGCCCCTCTGTATGGTGCTAGTGGATTTGGACGTACCCCTGCTGAAGCTGCGTACTATGAACAGTTTACTAAGAAGTATTCTGGCATAGCTAGGTGGCATAAAGAATTGGCACGTGAAGCATTGGGTACAGGTAAGATAACGACACCATCAGGACGTGAGTTCTCATTTCCAGATGTGGTACGTAGATCTAATGGCAGTGTGACATATTTCACACAGATTAAAAACTTCCCTGTACAATCCTTTGCTACTGCCGACATCGTACCTATATCACTGATATACATTGATCAGTTGTTAGGTATCAATCAAATGCAATCATGCATAGTCAATACAGTACACGATTCAATCGTGATTGATGTGCATCCAAACGAGAAGGAGAAAGTACTAAGAGTAATAAAAGCTGCCAATGACTCACTGATTACTATAGTAAATCGTAAGTGGAATATAGACTTCAACTTACCATTATTATTAGAAGCAAAAATAGGTGATAATTGGCTTGACACAGTAGACGTGTCGTGATATAACTAAGATTCGTTTTAACAGAAAAGGAGAATACATGAACCAAGTATCAACAATAAACACAGGAAACTTTAACGCAATGGCTGAAGCAATGGGGATGAATGTTGACACACAACAGAAGTCTCAGGCAAGTACGCTTGCTAGACTACGCATCAACCATTCACCTATCATGGGTGAGGAAACCATCAATGGTAAGAAGGTTAAAGTTGAGGTTGTGTCTGGTGGTACATATAAGTTGGAGATACCAGATGGTCCGACTTACTATGCTACCTCTGCTACAATACGTCCATACCTACAACGCTTTATGTACAAGCGATTTGTAAAAGGTAGTGACACTACACCTAATCGTTACATCAAAACCTTGATGGCTAATGATTTAAACAATGACATGAAGGACAATGACGGTGGCTTCAACTGTGGTAAACCTGCAGGTTATATTGAAGACTTCAAAGCATTGCCTGAGAAGACACAAGATTTGATTCGTCAGATCAAACGTGTTCGTGTCTTGTTTGGCACAGTGCAGCTACATAATATTGTGGATGACCAAGGTAAGTCTGTGGAACTATCACCACAAGCATTTATCTACGAGATTGAGAACCGTGATGCATTTAAGATTGCAGGTACGATCTTCAACAAGCTAGGTAAAATGCGTAGGCTACCTGTGCAGCATAACATAGAGGCAACCACAGAGGAACGATCATTACCAAATGGTAACGTGTTCTATCTGCCTACACTAACACTTGACTTAGGTGAAACACTTGAGGTGGGTGACGGTGAGCAAGAAGCCTTTGCTAATTTCATGGCGTGGATTGAGAACTACAATGAGTACATCAAGAACGCATGGAATGAAAATGCCTACAAGAATGATGATACCGATACTGATACGGTAGAAGAGTTCGTAGACATTGACGCAGAGGACTTTGCATAATGCACCATCCTGCTGAACTAGCAATACATCAGTACCTTGAGAACGCTGCCAACGGTAAGTCTACTATGTCAGATGAAACCATCGACACAGTAGCACGTGAGGTAGCAGAGGCACTGAAGCGTCAGTTCGGTAGTGGTAATAAACGTGGTGAGTTCAGGTTAAGGATGTCCAACATTGGGCGTCCTACTTGCCAACTCTGGTTTGATAAGAACAAACCCGAAACGGCATTACCAAAGCCGACTACATTTGTAATGAACATGATGTTAGGAGATATAGTTGAAGCTGTTTTTAAGGGTGTGCTTAAAGAGTCTAATGTGGCTTTTGAAGACACTGATAAAGTTAGCCTTCCAGTGGGAGATAGTAATGATACTCACGTTTCTGGTAGTTATGATCTTATTGTAGATGGTGCAGTTGATGACGTTAAGTCAGCGTCAGACTGGTCTTACCGTAATAAGTTTGAGTCATATGACACGTTAGCTAGAGGAGATTCGTTTGGATATGTCGGGCAGTTGGCAGGGTATGCCAAAGCTGCAGGTAAGAAAGCAGGTGGTTGGTGGGTAGTCAACAAAGCCAACGGTGGTATCAAGTACGTACCTGCTGATAACCTAGACATGGAAGTGGAGTTGGACAAGATCAAACAGACTGTGGAGACAGTTAATAAGAACGAGTTCAAACGATGCTTCAAGCCTGTACCTGAGTTCTTTAGGGGTAAACCTACAGGCAATACGGTACTTAATGATGGTTGCAAGTTCTGTGACTATCGACATGAGTGTTGGCCTAACATGGTTGAAGAACCATCACGAATGTCAAAAGCAAAAGACCCTAAGATAGTGGCATATATAGAGGAGTAAGTATGATAGGCGATTCAGAAATACAAGAGTTACATGACAACATCAAGGAGATGGAACAGGAACTCTCTGAAAAAAAGAAAGCTTTACGAGAAGCTAAGTACGCAGGATTACGTACAGCAATGCAAGCTCGTAAGGACGCTGATGAAGCAGTTCGTCAGGAACTAAAGGAACTAGGTATAACACCTACTTCATTTGGTCAGCCGTTACACTGGCACTGGAAATTCTAGTGGACGGTAGGCGCTTCAAACATGCGCTAAAGCAGGGGTATAGGAGTGGACTAGAGATAAAAGTCAAGGACTATCTGAGAGAACGTAAGGTACGTTTTAAGTACGAGTCTCTCAAGATAGAATGGGAAGACTTAATGTACCGCACCTATACCCCCGACTTTATACTGCACAACGGCTTAATAATAGAAACAAAAGGACGGTTTACATCAGACGATAGACGTAAGCATATGGCTATAAAAAAACAACACCCTGAACTTGATATACGTTTTGTGTTCGAGAACAGTAGACGCAAGTTAAGCAAGGGTGCTAAGAATACATATGCTACATGGTGTGAACGTAATATGTTCTTATATGCAGACAGGGTTATTCCAGAAGAATGGTTGAGTGAAAAAGGTAAAGACAATCATCCAGACTTAGTAGAGTTTCCTTATGATAAAATAAAAAGGAGATGACATGGAAGAGAACCATACCTTTATTAACTTTGATCCAAACGATTTCATCATACGAATTACTCCTGTGATGGAGAATGGTGAGTGGAGTGGTGAGATTAATGTAGGTCAAGTAACTACTGGAGAAAATACTTTACCAGATACAGACTATGCACACCTTAGTATGTTGACAGACATGTTAATATGTGCTATTCCTATGATAGAAAAAGACGATGCACTTAGAAAAGAACTTTTTAAGTTAGTAGAAGAACAATTTGAAAACGATAAACCTAAAGTAATAAAGCGTGATGGTAACGTTTTAGAGGTAAACTTTTAGAAAGGAGAACACGAATGGCAGATACAATAGATACATTAACATTTGGAAATACAACAATCACACTGGACGATCCAGTCAACAGTCCTAAACATTACAACCAAGCAGGTATTGAATGTATTGATGCCATTCGTGCTGCTACCGATGAGGGTTTCGAGTACTATCTACAGGGTAATATTATGAAGTACCTATGGAGATACAAGTATAAGAATGGATCAGAGGACTTGATGAAAGCTCAATGGTACTTGAGTAAACTAATAGAGGTGGTTGATGATAGTTAAAGTATTTCTTACACTAGAGATTGACGAAGAAGAATATCCTGTTCCTGTGGACGGTTTCATTGACCCCGAAATAGAGGACACGTTACATGATTACATTCACGATGTGGACGGTATGAGAATTAAGAACATGAAAATAATTACACAGGAGTAGACATGAATAACTATTTACCAACAGACTACCAAGCATTTATACATACCTCTCGTTATGCTAGGTGGTTAGAGAAAGAACAAAGACGAGAGAGTTGGAGCGAAACAGTAGATCGTTATATGGGTAATGTTGTAGGGTATGACATTGAACACAGTATATATAATGATATAAGAGATGCCATATTTAGTTTAGATGTAATGCCTAGTATGAGAGCTATGATGACAGCAGGGGCAGCAGCAGACCGTGATAACATCTGCATGTACAACTGTTCATATCTTCACGTAGATCACCCCCACGCCTTTGATGAAGCAATGTTCATTCTCTTGTGTGGTACTGGCGTTGGGTTCAGCGTAGAGCGTCAGTTCATTAGCAAGCTTCCCGAAGTACCTGAACTGTTCAATAGTGATACTACCATTGTGGTAAAGGACAGCAAGGAAGGGTGGGCTAAGTCTTATCGTCAACTGTTGGCTCTTCTATGGGCAGGTGAGATTCCACAATGGGATGTAAGCAGGGTCAGACCTGCAGGTTCTAGGTTAAAGACATTCGGTGGCAGAGCTAGTGGACCTGCACCTTTGGTTGATCTGTTTAACTTTACGGTAGCAACATTTAAAAATGCACAGGGTAGACAACTTACTTCACTAGAGTGTCACGACATTATGTGTTTCATAGGACAGATAGTTGTCGTAGGTGGTGTTAGACGTAGTGCTATGATCTCTCTTAGCAACCTGAGTGATGATCGTATGCGTCATGCTAAGTCAGGACAGTGGTGGAACGAGGCTGCACACAGGGCGTTAGCTAATAACAGTGTGTCGTATACAGAAAAGCCAGATTCAGAAACGTTTATGCGTGAGTGGTTGGCATTGGTAGAAAGTAAATCAGGTGAGAGGGGGATATTTAATCGTGAAGCATCTAAGAAACAGGCTGCAAAATATGGCAG